CATCATTCCATCGCAGTCCACCCTTGCGATCGAGAGATGCCACCGCCGCGTTAACGTACAACGGGTCTAGCAGGCTTTGTGGTGGCCTTGGTGTGTTGTGTGTGTTTGCACGAGAAGCTATGAAAACCTTTGGTCTTCCATAGTCAACCAACTTCTGTTTGGGTCGCTCTGGTAAAGCGATGCCAACCAGCCCAGTTGCTAGACTACGAGCTACGATTGATGCCATGGGGCGTGAATGTCCCCGTTGCATGGCAGCCGCAACCATAGTATTTCGTGTGTGTTTAGGTATGTTGTCGTAGTCAGTCTCAACTACTAATCGGTCCTTGCCGATCTCAGTGCGCCTGACGAATGGCACTCTTCGCCACGTCTTCGGTTGAAAGCCAGGAACGTACCAGCCTAGCCCGCCGACAGATGCCGGAGTCTGAATAAGATCGAGCGCCTCGTCAACATTGCAGCGCAGCAACCCGCAGATGTCACGAGCACAGCCGTAGAGTGTCGCCTTTGCATCAGCGCCTCGTGAGTAGAGGAGGCTCCAGTTCGAAGCAAGAGAAGCAGGATCCATAGCTCCACCTGCCCATGAGTTTGCGTACATTATGCCAGACGCAGCACGTGGGTAGTACCCCAAGCGCCTGTTGCGTGTTATGACATAACGCAGGTATTCAGATCGTTTGTTGTCGATGAAGAACTTGCTCGGATTGACCGGGAGCACTTCCATGTAGCGTCGAACTATCTTGACTGCGTCCGCCCAGTCGTTAACTGCGATCAGAGCGTCGTCACCCTGGAAGCATACGTTCTCCTTCAGCTGACGCGGGACAGCTAAAGAGTCCGTGATGCTAATGTATTCAGCATAGTTGATCATAGTGCCCATGAGCGATGTCCAACGCCATCCAGACAACAAGCCTCTCTGGTGTGAGTAGGTGTTGTTGTGGTAGGATAGCGTAGCATGAGCCAACCTGTCCAAGATCAACTTCGAGATCATCACACGCTCCGAGTCCAGCGGGCACGTCCCAGATTTGCAGAGGATCTCTGCACATCTAAGAAGTACTCTCTTGCTCGGTACGTGATCAAACTTGCTCTGATCGATCGGGACGAACAGCTTTGTGCGCATCGTGTCCATGACACGTAGCCAGCTCTCAGCATTCCAATCACTTGACAGTGAAGTTGGGACTACTTTCTTGAAGCGACTCTCTGCCTGCTGTCCTACGAATGACATCTGTAGGAAGAGAGACCAAGGTGAGCTGATCAAGTTGCGATGTTTGCCTTTCTCCCTCTTATCGAAAACACGATAGTGTGGGCATTCCGGATCAAACATGTCTACATGCAACTGCGCATCTGTTGAAGCTGCATAAGTTGAAAACTTAGTAGAACGAGTGCCTTCTAACTTTCTCGAGTCAGAAGCCCCATTGCTTAACCAAGACGATGGAG